TTTTATCTATTCATAATTAGAAAGTGAGTGAGCAAGAAAGAGGAAGAAAGAAAGAAGAAAAGAAAGTAAATTATTGCTTGTAAAGTAAACCCCTTTTTGATATAATGATAGTAGAGAATAATTAATAAAGGAGTAGCTAAGCTATGGTAAAGATTATTGAAATAAGCAACAATCACAGTCAATCAATCAGGATTGAAGGAAATCAACTCACCTATAAAGAAGGTAAGAAAGTAACCACTACTACCCTCTACTCTCATATGGTAGATGAAGAAGACCTAATCTTAATCGGTGGGTCTAATAGCTATCAAGTTATTATTGATAATGCTTCTATGTACAGTAGACACATTAAGGAGGCTCTTCGTGGACTAGAGGGTGATAAGGTAGTGATATACAGTAGCTATAGTATTAATAAGCGTTGGGAGGATTAAGCAATCATTTAATGGTTGCTTTTTTGTATGGTGTAATGGTAGGGTGGATAGTACAGTAAGGTGAGGATATAGTATTCATTATTTTGGGTAGAATGAGCGTTTTATGCATAATCAATTCACTTTACCCATTTTTTACCCATTTTGCCCAAGATGAGGAAATGAAGGGAAGGAAAGGAGGTTGTTAAAAATGGAAAAATGTTAGGTCGATTAAAAATGAGGAGGTGAGGAGGGAGGCTGAGATATCCCTATTCACCAATAAATAAATATGGTTAAAAAACAGGTTGAAACTAATCCAATCCATTGATACTACTGTCTCTATTCACCAACACATTTTCTTATGTAAAAAGTAGGTTAAAACTAAGATAACCCCTATTCATGACAAACATAATCTTAAAGGTTAAATTAGGGTTACTCCCATTACATTCCTCCATAACCAACCCTCTTTCATTAATTGAAAAAGAAGGTTGAAAATTACCTTCTCAAAAATACCAACATAATTTTATAAGGTTAAAATAGGGTTGATTAATAGTTAACTATGTAAATTAAAAAGGGTAACTTAAATGTCACCCTTGTAGATTAGAAAGAAGGAGTTCCTTCAGTTTCCTTTAAAAATTTACTATGACTAATCGCTATTGACCTCTCAGGATTAGCATGACCCTTCTCACCATAGAAAGGATTGGCTATATGCTTCTCAAGGCTAAGGATTAAGGAATTAAAGATGAATCGCTTTGTGTCCATTCCTGCTTTCTCACATATTAATTCCATACGAGGTGTTACTGTGTCAGACTTAATGCTAAAGCATGAATAATACTCTATAGGTGTAAGGTTGTAGATGCTTAACCATTCATCTAAGGTCTGAAGCTTATCTTTCATGATGATCTTTCTTGTGACCATTCTTGTGAAGTTAGCGTTGAATCTAAACTTGGCTGTGAAGTCCTCTGTGGTAAAGTAGCGGTTAAGGTAGCGTGAATATCTATCTCGGTATCTATCCATCCTCTTTGTGCTTAAGGCTACAAACTTACCATAAGCTCTAGGACTGATTACTTTCTTGAAGAAAAGCATTTCCTGAGATGTCCTAGGCATAAACTTCTTGTGATCTAAGCTAAGGAAAAATCTAAAAGGCACAGGATTGTAGTATTCATAATCCTCAACGCTTACCCTGTGGAAGTAGTTATATTTAGCGCTATAGAGGAAGTTGGCTACTGCTTGTGCTCCATTTTCTTTATACACAAGATCACACAAATCCATTCCTTTGTAAGTCATGCTCATTAGGTCAAAATAAAGCTTTCCTAGCTCACTGTGACTTAACTCTTCTGTGCACAGGTGGAAGTAGTCTCTAAGAGGACTTCTAGAGTATTCTATCTGTGTGATATCCTTACCATAGTGCAATTTCACAAGGTCTTTAACATTCTGCTTTAGGCTTCCATTGGCTACTCTTTTTCCTTCCAATTCCACAGAAGCTTGAAAGTATTCTTCTGAGATGATGTTGTTTCCTGGATGTCTATCTTTACTGAAGTAGAGCTTAAAAATTTTACTGTACATTTATATACTCCTTTGGCTAGTTGAAATAATTTTAGCACTTTAGTGGATTATAGTCAATAGGTAAAATAATAAAGTTTTCCTAAAATATCTATCTGGGGATAAATGATTTATATATATAATCTATTACTTAACTACTTAGTTACTAAGTTACTAGGTTACTAAGTTAGTAGTTAAGTAGTTACTAAGTTATTAATCTAAGCATTAATGATTTATATATATATAATCTAACTTACTAACTATACTACTTAGTTACTTAGTAGTTAAGTACTTAAGTATTAATCATTAAGTATTAAGGTTAAGTAAGTATTATTATCTATGTGAATCATTTATGTACATATAAAACACAAAAGGGTTGTTGACAGATTTTAACTCTTGTGCTAAGATTGTTATCATGAAAATTCTAAGTTTAGATCTAAGCACAAAAAGTTCAGGATATGCAGTCTTTGATGATGAATTTTTAGTTGATTTTGGTGTGATTAAAAGCACAGACAAAGACCTTCTTGTGAGAGGCAACTACATGGCAGAGTTTGTTAGATTACTCTGTGAGAAATATGGCAAGTTTGACCTTGTGGGAATTGAAGAGTTAAAAATTTTAAGTAATCAGGCAACTCTTGTGAAATTAGCACAGGTGCAAGGTATGGTTCTAAGAGAGCTAAAGGATCAAGAGGTTAAGTTTGTATTCCCAACTGTGTGGAGAAAAGAATTTAAGCTAAACGGTAAAAGAGCTGACGCTAAAGCTAAGGCTATTGAGCTTTGTAAAGAGCTAGGTTGTGATGTTGAATGTGATGATGATGCAGAAGCAATACTTTTAGGAATTTATTTCCAAAAACAGGTTGACAAGGAAACCCTAATCTGATATACTTAATATCAGGCACACCTATTCCTTTCTGTGTGCTAGGAGAAATTGCTCATTGTGAGCGGTGTTTTGTTCCACGGTGAGAGGTTTTTGTTGATATTTTTCCCTCTCACCTCCCTCTGCCCTTGTAGCCAAGTGGTCTAAGGCATGGCTCTGCAAAAGCTTGATCGCAGGTTCAAATCCTGTCAGGGGCTTTACACGTGTAGGGTGACTTGTTCTCATGTTGCCCATTCTATTTAGCACAGCGTAACCACACAGGTCTTCTAAACCTGTCTCATAAAACTGTGGGAAGGACGAGTCGAGGTTCAATTCCTCCGCTGTGTATGAGGTTTATAAATATGGATTTTAAACTTGATAAGGGTGTTGGTTATATGTATTGCTATAACCCATCACACCCTCTTGCTAATAAAGCAGGGAAGGTATACGAGCATAGATATGTTATGTCTTTGCATCTAGGTAGATGGCTAGAGCGTGATGAAGTTGTTCATCACAAGGATGAAGATAAAACTAATAATAGCTTGGATAACTTAGAACTCACCAATGCTTCAGAGCATGCAAAGATTCATGCAAAGGAGAGAGGTTGTGTACACTATGAGCGTTTGTGTGACTTTTGTGGTAAGACTTTTGATACTACAAAGGCTAGTACAAAAAGATTCTGTTCACACTACTGTTCCACAAAGAGTACAAGAAAATTTGAAGTTTCTAAAGAGACTCTAGGAAAGCTCTTGTGGGAATACCCAACCACACAATTATCTAAAATGTTTGGTGTCAGTGATAAGGCTATTGAAAAGAGAGCTAAGAAGCTTGGTCTAAGTAAACCTCCTAGAGGTTATTGGAGTAAGCTAAATGCAGGTAAGCCTTCAATGGTTTAGTCCTATACTGAATAATCAATAATCAGAGAGGAGCTAGTATGGCTAGAACTGGTAAACTTTACTCTGAAACAATGCGAGAACTCAGTCTCTTGGATGAGGACTCACTAAAGCTTTATCAAATGCGTTGGGGGCTAGTAGACGTAGATGAAGTTCTTGTGAGTAAGATAGGCTTTGAAGTCTATAACTCAATTCCTCCTGCAACTCCTGTGGCTAAAAATGCTATGCTTCAAATCATGGCTAGTTTTGAAGATAACTATGAGCGTAAGGAATGGGCTGACCGTATTGAGGGTAAAGCAACACAAACTACTGTCAATGTCAACCACGATACCAAGGATGGTGTTGAGGAGCTTAAGAACTACACTAAAGCTAAACTTGATGAGTTGTTTGGAGAGATGAATGACTAAGAAAAGACCTAGAGATAAGGTTTTTGATAGTTTTTATCCTGATCTTTTGGTTTTATTAGAGACATTTGCATCATCAGTGATTTATGACGGTGATTACTTAACCGCTGAAGATGCTGTCATTGACTACCTTGTGGATATGTACTCTTCGACATTCCTAAGTGAGATTGATTACATTTTGGATGCCTTAGGGTACAACATCTATCCACAGGATCTAATAAACCTGAGAAATGGTGTTGATACTTCTGCATTTGTGAGAAGTAATCGTGGAAGACTCAGAGAGATCATGGATAACCATGTCAAGGATCTTAAGAAACTTGTGAATGAGAACAAGGATACTCAGAGCAAGGATGAAATCTTTAAATCCTACTGGTCTAACATTGACCGTCTTGCATTAAGTGAGACACAGATGGGGATTGAAAAGGCTTCTGTGCAAAGTGCAAAGCTTTTCGGTGAAATCACAGGAGAACAGCTCCTTAAGACATGGAACGCTGTAGGTGATAAGCGAACTTGCCCTATCTGTAAGGCTATGGATGGTTTAACTATTCCTGTGGATGAAAGCTTTCAGGCTGTAGCTCCATCTGTGCAAATATCAGAAAGTCTTGATTACACAGGAGGAGATACTGTTTATGCACATCCAAGATGCAGATGTTGGGTTACTTACTCAAAAGCGTAAGGTTTTATCCAACAAGGAAAAGTTATCAATCCTTTTGGATCAGGTGACTCCACAGGATCAACTTAAAGATGCTGTGAAGGGAAAGATACCAAAGCACTTCAAGCGAAATACCATTCGTGAGAGGTTTGGTTTTGAAAAAGAATTAGAATATTATAAGCTTGGGTTCACCACAGCATTATCTGAGTTTAACTTAGAGCTATGGTGGTCTCAAGCTGTGCAATTTGGAGCGTTCCTTAGTGGAGACTTCAAAACAGGATACTGTGTGGCTACTCCTCGGTATGGTAAGTCATTTCTCTGTGGTATTATGTCAAACCATTTTGCCTATGAAGGTGAGAACTGCTATGCTGTAGGATCAACACAAGAGTATTCAGGAATTATCATACAGCACGCTAGGGAAATCCTAGTGAACGCTCACCCTGATGTTAAGGCTATGTTGTCCTTTGATGAAAAGGATGTAACATCAGTGGATAAGCGACTGAAGCGTGGTTTATCATCATTCTCTAGTGAAGGGTTCACATTTAGAAATGGTGGTAAGTTAGAGGGTCTATCCGCAGGTAGTAACTATACCGATCCATCTAAGATCCACGTTATTGGTCGTGGAGGAAACATGTTTGGGGATGAAGCTTCTGACATCTCACCTATTGCCCTTGGTCACATGGGTCGTAGAGAATTTGAATCAGATGATGGTCGTAAGTTGATTATGTACTTAATCTCCAACCCTCGGTCATTGAATAGTTTTTATGACTTCATGGTAAATGAGGATCTTGCTGATGATGAATTTGTTATGTGGCTGGATGTGGTTACAGCAATGGAGGAGGGAAGCATCAGGTACACCAAGGATGAGTTGATGAGATCTCAGTTCACAATTACAGAAGATTCTATTCGAGAAAACCTCTTGTGTGAGTTCCCTACTGAGAGATCTTCATTCTTTGATGCCTCACCTGATATTCTCGATGACTTTGACATGAAAGCAGAGGGCTTGGAGTTCTTCCTTGGAGTGGATAGTGCCTATAAAGGTGCGGACTCTATCCAGGTCACTATCTCCTCTGTGGACAGGTCTAATCACTTCACAGCTATTGATACTATGGACATTAAGCCTAAAGAGTGGATTGATGGTGTCACAGCGATTGAGATTGTCAATAAGATTGTGACTATAGCAAACCAGCTCAATGTGAAAGCTATCGGCATAGATGCTGGTGGTGGAGCACACATTGTACAGCCTCTCAAGATGAGAAGGTTGTCAGGACAGCTTAAATGCCCTGTGTATGATATTAACTTTGGTGGAAAACCTACTGAGATAAAAGTCATTGGTAAAGACCCTAGTGCTGAATATGCCTTTAACCGTAGAGCTGAAATGCACCTAATGTTAAGGGGTATGATGGAAGCACAGAGAGTATCCTTTGTGAGAAAAGTTTGGGATGCTATTTCAAGGCAGATGTCATTTGTGTCAGAGGTTCAAAGACCTGAAGATAGAAAAGTGAAAATCAGACCTAAGGCAGAGATTAAGAAGCTACTCAGACAGTCTCCTGACGAACTGGATAGTGTATTGCTTTCTCTCCATGTGGCTGAGTTATATTACTTAGGAGGGTCATAATGACTTGTGGAAAGTGTAAGAAAGATGACTGTGGTGGTCAATGTGCAATGGATAGGCACTTCCTTGCTGACTACAAGGACAGATTGATCTATTCAAGTACAGGGTTCAGAGGAACATCTATCAATGAAAATCTAGAAGAGATTGAGCAACTAGCTCTTGACCTACCTGATGTTGATTACATCCTAGATAACATTGTCAACTACATGTTCACTAACTCACTTACTACTGATGACTTCAGTAAGGATGAGGAGTTGAGAAAATTCCTCTATGGTCATAATTTCAATGGACAGCGAAACTATGATGTACTGAAGCAAGTAGCTAAAGGGTATAGAAAATATGGATACTATGGTATCCTAGCCACAAAAGAAGGTCTTGTAGGTATTCATCCTAAGGACATTCTAGCTTGTGTGATTGACTACCCTAAAATACCTGTGTTAAGACAGAACTTGACTTATCTTATCAAGAAGGGTGACTACTACAGAACACCCTATGTACAGAAAACAGGAAACCCTAGAGTAGCAACTGACTACTCAGAGGATGATATCAAAGAAATCCTTAAAGATCCTGAGAAGTACAAGAATGATGTCATGGTTGTGACTAGTGATGAGTTCGCTTGTGTAAGACTAGATACATCACAGGTATTCTGTATGAGTCCATTGCTTAAGGATAGAAAGCGTGTAGAGCTTATTCTGAATATCCTTAACCGTATGAACTACGATATTTCAAGAAATGGTATTGGTACTATTGCTTTACAAGCTAAAGATACCTTGGAAGAACAGATTGAGGAAAGTGTAGAACAAGGTTCTGCTTTCTCTAGTGGAGAGCTACTTGACATGGGTAGAACTGCTAAGGCAGAACGTACTCAGAAGATTGTTGAGGACATGAACGCTTTTGCTGAGAAGCTTTCTGAGACTGAGTTCAATGATGCTATTGTGTATTCAGGTAACTTCCAAAACCTTGAACAACTAGAGCGTGATACTAAAGCAACTGACTTCCTGGACTACTTATCACAGTATGTTCCAGCTATTATCTGTCAGATGTTTGGTGTACCAGCTAGACTGTTCGACTTGAATAAAACAGTATCAAATATTGGTACTTACAGCATCATTGACAACGCTATGAAGAACACAATCATTCCAATGCGAGATCACTTCCTTGGACAGATTGTACACTTGCTTCAACATACTACAGGACTGAAAGAACATATTAAGTTTGATAGCTATGAGTTTACTAACAGCTACAACTACAATAATGACCTTTACATCCTTGATGTGTATGAACGCTTGAAGAATGTGGATCAACGAATGGCTGATGCTTATCTAGCTAAAAACTTAATTGTGTAGGAGTATAAAATGTCAGACAAGATTATGACTATTGAAGAGCTTGCTAAAATGCAGGATAAAGTTATTGATGCAACTAAATCAGATGCACCAGTAGCTATCGAGACACCAACAACTAGTGTTGTGAATGGTGATCCCACTAAGGTTCAATCTATTGATCCTAAGAACTACACAGTGGAGTTATGGCTTCCTGTGACAAGTGAAACACCTGCAACTGCTGAGCGTGTTATGGGTGGTACTGCTTATAAACAGCTTATCAATGCAGATCAGAAGTTTATCTCTGCTCGTATTGCACGTAGAGTACGTAACTATGCTTCTACAATCACACTAGCATTTACAAACTTCAAAGAAGATGGAGACTCAGAGATCTACACTGTGGATGATCTTCTTAAAGTCTATGAAGTCTTTGATGATAATGTGATTGACGCTTGTGAGAAATTAGTAGGTATTGTCCTTGGTATTCCTGACCATTTGATGCAGTACATCACTGATACTTCACTGATGGAAACTTGCACAAAGATTATCGAGAATAATCCTTCATTTTTTCAAGCTGGTTAGTTACCTAGTAAGGTATAACTGGGCTTGGGTTAATGGAAAGATAAAAGAGAAAGATGACTACCGTGGACTTGCTTATGAGGACATGGTAGCTATTAATCTTGATGACATAGAGGAAAAAGTCCTTGCTGTGGTTAAAGAGTACAGGATGGACTACCAATATGTTGCAGATCAGATGTACTACCCTGATGTGACTGTGTATTATGCTAAGTTAGTCAATAACAATGCCTTTAAGAGCTACAATGACTACCTTAACCTTGATGAAGAGTCAAAAGGTAAGTATGTTACTGATTGGGGAGTTCCTGAACCTTATGAGTATGAACTCCTAACACCTGAAAAACAACAGAAAGCTATTGAAGCTAAAGATAAACCTAGTACTAATTCCTTGAAGGATATGTACAGGCATGGAGGAAGATTAAATGACTGAAGTACTTGGTGATGTACTTGGATTCTTAGATACTAAGCGTAAAGAAATTATGCCTGAGTATGTACGCAATGGAAAACCTGTGTACACACTACGTAAATATGCAGACTTGACTGACCTTGATGCTGAGGTGCTTATCAATGGTGGTACAGAAAATGTAGCACAAAAGATCCCTACTATTGGGGTATCAGGTAACATGCTTCGTACCCCACGTACATCATACGCTGTGAATGTTGAAATTGCTTTTGACAATCGTGTGAAAGTAGCAGATCAGGACTTAGGAGATGGTAAGACTGAGAAGGTTTATACCTTTGTGGTTGACCAACGTGCTCTTATGGAACAATCTACTGGACACATCTATGCAAACTACATTGTAGGCTTTGTGATTGGTAAAGGTAAAGGTGGTAAGCCTGAAGTTCGTGGTACTGTACACATCAAGGAAGATGAGTTCATCAATGACTTTGATGCTACATTTGATCCATTTGAGATGGAAGCTATCATGGACTTGATTAACCATTACAAGCTTGAGCATGGTACAGCCAAGGTTATTGATACTATCAAGTTTTAATTTAGTTGTGGTAGGGTTGACTCCCTACCTCTTTTTGTTATAATGTGAATATAATTATGCAAGGAAGGAGCACGTTTAATGGCTACTATTAAAGTTCCTAAAATGAACCTCAAGATTGAAGTTGCTGGGGAAACTAAAACTTTCAAGTCACCTTTGGCTGAAACAATCTTGGCTCAAGTAAGACGAGTAGTTGTAGGGCATGAACAGATTCAATATTATGATGTTGATGAAAACAAGTTCAAGTCATTCACTTATTGCTGTGGTGATAAGTATGAATTTAACTATGAGCTTGAAGAAGTTCCACTTAAAGACACTGAATTTGACTGTTATGGATTCCCTATCACTTATGCAGGAGATAAATAATGACAGAAGTAAAGACCGTAGGACAAACTTACAAAGAGTTTATGCGTGAAGTACGTGCTAAACAGTTTGGTAGAGAGTCTGAAGTTATTTCTTCTATCACTGAAGGTACAACTGTAACAGCTGTAGAGATAGATGAGTCTAAAAAGACTACAAAGAAGAAGGTAGGTAAAGCGTGAGTAAATTTAGAGTATCGAGATTCCTGAAGCGAGATCTAGTCGCTAGAGTAAGCTTTTTGAATGATAAAGGTATTATCCAAAACTCACGTAAGTTCTTTGAATTTTATCCTGGTGACAACCAAGAGAGCGAAGGTTGGTATGAAACTACTGATGAAGTTCTCTTGGCTAGTCTAAAGGAGCAAACAGAACAGCTACCTTACTCACCTGAGACAGAGGCAGGACTCAAACAAGATAATGTTGAGTATGAATATGCCTACTGTGCCTCATGTGGTGGTAAGAAAGTAAGAAAACTTAAATATAATTTGTTTGAGGTTATTGAATAATGCACATCAAGACACAGATCGCAGGTAAGATCATGAATGAGATCAATGATTATCTTGAAAGAAAAGATAGTCTGGATAACATTCTAAACTTATCTCAAGAGAGCACAGAAAAAGAGTGCCTATCTGTGGATAAGGTTGACAATAGTGATGGATACATGACTCTTCTATCTGAAGGATCAGTGCTATATCAGGATGGTACAATTAGACTTTACTTGTGTAAGGGTACTCTCAAGAACTGGTATGATAGCATTGATGAGACATTTGAAGGTTATGTATCAACTGGTCACAGAGATCTCAATAGTTATCCTGTTAGGGAAGGTTACTTTAGAAAAAGTGACCTTAAGCTAATTCAGGATGAAAATGGTAGATATGATCTACTAGTTAAGCCTCATGTTAATACACAGCTAAGCAACGTAAAGGATATGATCCTTCAAGACGAGCCTTTTGCAATCTCATCTGAGTTCTTGTGGTATCACAAAGAAATTGGTGATGAAGACATTGAAGAATATGCAAAACTCATTGCTTACAATGTGGAGCATGGTGGTGATATTGATGTACCTATCACAGATAAGGTAGAAATTACAGGATTCTCTTTTGTGGGTAATCCTGGTAATGCTAAGAGTGGTGGATATGATCCATCCTTACTAGTAAGAAATGAGGAAGAACACTTGAAGAATAAAGAAATTCTTGAAAAAGTACTTGCTCACCTTTCTGCTCAAGTTGAGCCTGAGGAAGTAAAAGAGGATGAAGTCCTTGAAGAAGCTCCTGTGGTTGAAGAAGAGCCTAAAGCTGAAGAAGCTGAAGAAAAGGTAGAGGAAGCTACTGAAGAGCCTAAAGAAGAAGAGGCTAAAGCAGAAGACTCTCAAGCATTGGCACAAGCTATTGAAGCTATTGAGACACTTACTGCTAAAGTGGAAGCTCTTGAAGCTGAGATTGCTACTAAAGATGCTATCATTGCAGAAAAGAAAGCCAATGAAGATGCTGTAGAAGGACAACTTTCTAAACTAGCAGTATTGCTTGAAAAAGCAAACCCTGTGGTTGAGAAAGCTTCTAAAGTAGTTGAAGAAGAACAACCTAAGAACCGTTTTGGACGAGTTCGTTTTGGAGGACAATAAATTGACTAAAGTAAATTTTGATATTTTGCTTGGTGAAGCTATTGATAACTTGTATGAGCGTACTAAAGCTCAACTAGCTAACAAAGAGAACTTCACTAATGAAGATGGTAAGATTCCTTTTGGTATCTCACGTGACTGGTCTAAAGCTCAACCTTCACTTCGTGAAGTAGGCATGGATGATGAGTTGGTAAACGATATCCTTAAACGTTTTGAACAATCATCTTTTGGAGCTTTGCGTCAAGCTAAAAATGGTGACTGGATCATGGAAGGTATCACTTGGGGTACTAAAGCACCAGACTTTGCCAACGATACTTCAGATGCCTGCTGTTTCACTGAGAAATTCACTATGCAAGCAACTGGTGATGCTACTCCTGTACGTTACCTATGTTTCAAAGACTGTGAAACTCGTCTTGACCGTTTGATGAAAGACAAGATGCACTTCAAACAAGGAGATCTTATCAACATCTTCCAACGTTTGGGTATGTCTTATGAAGAAGCTGAACAATTCATGGCATGGTACACATTCGCCTTTATCGTTCAACGTCATATCGTTCAAGGTATGTTGAACTTCCAAGGTCAAGGTCTTCGTCCTTTCGCTGGTGTGGCTGAAATGATGTCTCACCCAGGTGTAACTCCTATTGATGCTTCAGGTTCTATCATTGGTGCTTTCCGTCAAGTAGCTTGCTACCTAGATGTATTGAACAACCAATCCGCACGCTACAAGATCTATGTTCACCCACTTACACTTCGTGGAATCAAATCTGAAATCGTGCCTGGTAAAGATGGTAAACTTCCTCAAGGATGGTCTGTGAATGGTGAGTCTATCTCATTCCGTGGTATTCCATTCGGTGTATCTTACCACTTGCCTTATGACCTTGAAAAGACAATGACTGGTGAAGCATACGTGATTGACTTGTCTAGAGTTGAAGCTTTGACTCAATACGACTTGTTTGTACCACAATCTTCTATCTACACTCAACGTACAGAAGATACTTCTAAACCAGGATGTGAAGTGATCTGTGACAAGTATGAAAACTTCGGTTTGGTACATACTAACTCACCAATCTCTCACTTGTTGATTGCCAACATTCCATTGGATCAAACTTGCCCTGCTGTGGTATTTGAACGTATCCAAGGTCTTCTTACAGGTCTCAATCCATTCCCTATGGCTACTATCCCTGCAAAATAAGGAGTTAAGATATGCAACCTGAATTGGAGTTAATGAAGATTACACAGAAGCTTCAAGATAGGTGTGGCTGTTTTGACTGTGATGATGGAGCAACTATGCAACGGTACATGGAGAGCTTTCTCCGTGTACTTGCTAGATTGTTCTGTTGGACTGATGGTGAATGTGATACTATCTTAAGAGCTAAAAGACATGAAGTCATTGAAGTAAAAGACTTCGACATCTGTGGATGTGATGCAATGGTTGAGATTAAGCCTTACTACTTTAAAGGCTTTGATCCTTCAACATTAAAGGTATATATGCACAAGAGAAAAGGTCTTGAGCGTGAGGAGTATGAAATTACTCCTGATAAGTACAACTGGTCTTTTGTTGATGGAACTATTCTAATCAATGTAACTGAAGAGTTGAGTCCATGTTGTAGATGCTGTGATCCTTGCTCCTGTGAGGCTGAGTACAAGATTATTCTTGATTATGAAGCTGGTTATACTTCTGCCAGCCTACCTGACTGCATCTTTGAGGCAATGTGCCACTTCATGAGTATCTTTGTAGCCTACCAAAATAAATGTGGTACACTTGATGAGTGTGCTAACATGGATAGACTTGCTGTAGGAGCTGTCCTAGAGCAGAAATCAGTAGACTACATTGTTCGTAAGTGGACTGTGGATAAGACAAGCCTAGATACAATCTATGTGAAGCTTATCAATACATGGGCACTTAAGACACTTAGTTCACTATCCCTGTGTAAGAAAGTTTACACAGAAAATATGTACTTAGCTATTGGGAGAAGAAAAGAATGCAAGTAAAATACAATGGAGAGTATGCTAGAGAGTCACGCTCTTATGGCTGTTCCAAGTGTGGTACTGGTCGCTCAATTAGTGGAGTAGAAACTTATAGAACTGTGTACAGAACTTACTACAATGGAAGACTATATATCTTTGAACAAGGTAAGACTTATCCTGTTGATGATATCTTAGGTAAGTATCTAACTAACTTAAGATACACAGATAAGGAAGGTGTAATCAGAAATACTTTCTCTGAAGTGCCTGATAACACAGAGTCTACCTATGTAAGAAATGTAGAGGAAACTGAGTTTCATATCCCTGAAGAGCCAAAACCTACAGAAGAAGCTCCAAAGCCTCCTGTAACAGAGGAAGCTCCTAAGCCTTCAGAAGAACCTACACCAACTGAACCTCCTAAACCTACTGAGGAACAACCTACAGAACCAGGAGAAGGTGAGGGTTATCCTCCTTCAGATCATCTTGATTAGGAGGTCGTAGATGCCACTACCTAGAACTAATAGAGAGATCCTTGTGTTAAGGCAAGGCACAGCAACACCTACTTATGATGAGAACTCTAGGCAGGTCATGAAGTGCTTGTGGGAAGAGGTTGAGCATTTATATTGTGTAGACCACATGCCTACATCTAGGGGTTCTGAGAGTGATGCGACTACAACTCACACTCTTGAAGGATCTAGACAACTAGAGACTTTCTACTTTTCACTACACAACCAACATCACTCCTGTGACTTTGATATTAAGCATGGATATTATATCTTGCAAAGAATATCTACCAAGTGTAACTATTGGGAATGTCCTGAGGATGCTGGTTACATGTTCTGGAAAGTAGTAGCATGTCGCACGTATGAGATTATGCCTGGGTGCTGGGATATAAAGATGACAGGTGAAAGACTGTCACCACGTGAGAGTGAACAGAAAGTACTTGAGTGTGCCCCTTATATCAAACAGTTACAGGGGGTGATTACTCGTGACCACGACTGATATTCATGACTGGAAAGGTACTGAGTTTGTGGAAGAGTTTACCGACTTTGTTCTTACTGGTACTTTGGAAGCTAAGGCTATTGCTTCTAAGCAAACAGGTAGAATGGTAAACTCAGTTAAGATAAGAAAAGTCAGTGATGGCTTTGAAGTGTATAGTGATCGTAATGACTTCCCTCCTACTAAGAGAGGTAAAGTTAGATACTATACCAAAGTTTATGTTGAGAGAGGCTATCCTAATTATCCTCCATTTGACTTCCTTATGGAAGGTTTCCTAAATGTAGGAGAAGGAGAACTTGTGAAAGGTGGAGTAGGTCAGTACTCTGCTAAGCACCCTTCAGGTAGACGGGGATCAGGTACAGCTATTCTAACTCAGAGCGATAAGTCTGCTGTGACTGCATATAGAGAAAGAGCTGAAAGTAGATTGGCTGTTAAGATTCCTAAGAGGCTACAGAAATGAATAGTGCAATATACATAAACATTAAGAAATGGCTTCAGATGTATGGAGCTGGTGTTCTAGATTACTTCATTCAACCTGACCATCCTGAAGAGCTAGACCCTAGAAAACGTTATGATAACTTTGATGTGCAATTCAACCAACACGTAGGAACTACTGAGCACTTTCAACTTAACCAAGGAGCTGAGTTTCCATTCTTGGCGATTGATGTTTCTTGTGATAATTCTTCTAAGTGCTTCCCTAGATTCTATGTAACATTCTCTGTATATTACTCATCTGTGTCTCCCCCTACTGGTAGGGTATGTATTGAGAACACTCCTGAGGGTAAACTTGAGTACAGAGAAGAAGTGCACTGTCAAATTAAAAATATGTTGGTTCATCAAGTTAAAACCCCAAAAGGTATTCAGAGAAAGACATTCGCTCAGGATGTAGCTTCATTAGATAACTGGTACTTACCTATCAATGCTAAAGTGCTTGATGTGGGATGTCCTCTAGACTTCTCTAATGAGCTTGTAGATGAAGTTGAAATGTTCTCATTCCCTGCTACCTTATCAATTTATACATGTTAAGAAGGAGAGAGAACATGGCTGTGGAAAAACCACTAAATGTAGATGAGTTCTTCATGTCTCGTAATGAGATTGCAAACCGTCACGGTAGTCGACTTGAGCTTCAAGCAATGGCACGTGTCCGTGAGCACATGGTTGAAGAAGCTAATAAACCAAAACCTTCAGTGCAAGCTGATAACAAGAAAAAGGAGAAATAAATGTCTAACTGTTTTGTAGATATGTCTCATCCTATGTACGGTTACAACACCCAAGATAAAGACAATAAAATTATTGTTGCTATCAATGAGGAAATCCGTCCTTGTGTTCGCTGGAAAGCTAACAAACAAACACAGATTCCTACGGGTACTTTAGTACAATATGTACGTAAGGATGTGCCTGAAGACCAACTCAACTGTACACCATTGAAATGCTTCAACACAGGTACGCTTTATGTGAAATCTGCTAACAAAGCTATCAAGGTGAACTACCAAGTACGTTCTGATGCTGATGACTATGCACTTGGTTTCAACATGGTATATGTAAACGTACCTAAAGCTGGTACTTACCAACTTAAAGTTGCTGTAGCAGACTTTACAGATCTTGCTCAAGACAACTCATACGTGTACACATACAACTTTGAAACTCACGCACCTGGATTCGTCCTTCGTACTATTGACCTTGCTGATACTAAAGCAATGACTCAAACAGGTACAGGATGGAAACCTTCTGACCACGGTGTAGTAATCTCTTATGAAGTTACTTACACAGGTACAGATGACTTTGATGGTCAAATTGGTCTTTCATCTCCAATGATTGTCAATGACCGTTCTGAGTTGCGTAAGTTCTCAAACGTATTGCTCTCATGTTTGACTTCATTCACACACAACATCTCAGTACCTACTACAGATGCTAGATGCTTTGGTAGACAATATGATAAGTCACAAATTGAGATCACTAAAGAGATCACAGCTACTACAACTTCTTGTAATGACTACTGGTTGAACCCACTTCAATCTATGTCTAAGAAGCTCACAAGTGGCATCCCTGTGACAGACAGCTTCACAGTAGAGAGAATTGAAGTAGATGGTAAAGAATATGGATCACTTGTGATTCCTGACTTGTACTATGGAGATTGTAACACAATCATCATCTCTTCTGACCGCTGTGACTGTACATACCTTTCATCAATGCCAATCTCTGCTGGTGTAGGTCTTGAGGATGATGAGTTTATTGCTCTTACTCAAACACATCATGGATTGGATCGTGGTACAGTTCTTGTGAACCCAATGTACATTGGTGAAAAACTTCTTGTGACTTACAACGCTGAGCGTGATGTTGAGCTTATCGTAGCTAATGACAAACGTTTGAGAAACACTCACTTCCGTGTAACTCAAGTTGTTGAAAACACAAGAGGAATTAAAGAATACTATGTATTCAATAATGTTCTTATCACTGAAAACTCAAGAGAGTTTGGTACAGATGGAGAAATTACCTTGTCACTTACCTTCACTGTAAGTCGTGATGAAGAAGGTAACTTCTATGAAATCCGTAGAAACATTGAGGATGTAGCTTAAGTAGGAGAGTTTTAATGTCAGTACGTACTATAAGTGTTACGATTAATGGTCTTAACGATATTGAGGCTAAGACAAAATTATTGAATAACATGAAAGCGACTGTGCTTGATATTGAACGTATGATTAAGAAGATGGGCAGGTCTAATAACCTGCCCTCTATTAATTTAAAGCTCAATATTGATACTTCTGATATCCAAAGACAGATCAATAATGTCAATGCTCTTGTGAGCAAAGCATCAGGATCTAGTGTTGGTGGAAGTAGCAAAGTAAAAAGTCAAGCAGTAGAGGTCACTAACTTAGCTGAGTCTTGGAAAAACGTAGGATCTGCTATGTCTATAGCTGATAGAGCACTTACTAGTCTGACATCAAACATGATTAAGCTAGGAGCTATCAATCCTGCTAAAACAATGCTCAGTGGTCTCAAATCAGTCTCTTCTGAGCTTTTAAATGTACAGAAGTCATTTACATCATTAGTTAATGGAAAGCTTACCAGTGGCTTCCAAGGCATCATTTCATCTGCTGTGACTACCTTGAGACAAGGTGTTGCTGGAATGGTGTCTGAGTCACAAAAAGTAGGGGATGCTATGCAGATCTATAGGGTCAACATGTCATCTCTAGGCTTCAGTGACAAGGATGTAAACAAGTCTCTTAAGAGATTAGGAGATTATGGTAAAGCTTCTGTGTATGATGCTTCTGACTTGCTTAATCAGGCATCAACTTACTATGCCTACAATCGTAAAGACTCTGAAGATATTGTAAAAGCCTTCGCTGGGCTTATTGCACAAACTCAAAACCCTGTACAGGGTCTTAAGACAGCAGGAGAGCAAACAGCTCAAATGCTTGCTAATGGTTATCTTAACCAACAAGACTTCAAGTTCACAAGAGAGAGATTCTCTGCTCTTGGGGCTTCTGAAGTAAACAAACGACTCTTAGCTCTTGCTCAATCTAAGGGCTATAAGTCTATAATTGAAGCAACTCAGAAGAAGGGTATCACTGCTGATGAATACCTAGATGTTATCAAGGAAGTAGGTAACAGTCCTAAGTTCCAAAACCTTGTGACATCTATCCTTACTCCTAAGCAAGCTATTGAGAACTTGAAAGAAACATTGTCAAACCTTCTTGTGTTTGATAAGGTAGATGATGATGGTAACTCTTCTCCTGGTGCTCTTAACAAGGTATATGTAGCCACAAGAGACTTCATCAAGGACATCACAGAACTTGTGGGAAGTGAGAAGTTTGAAAGCTATGTAAGAAAGCTTGGAAATGCTATTGGTACAGGCATTGAGAATATCAATAAGTTCTCTCACACAATAAGCCTGCTCTTTGGTAGCTCACTTGTGAGATCTATGGAGAAGTTTGGTAAGGATTTTGCATCTAGCCTAGATGGAAGTATCTTAGAGAATACCAAAGGTCTCTTCAAGTCAGTTATCTCATTCTTTGAGGAAACTGGAAGTGCTATTGGTAAGTTTGTCAATGAGGCTGGTAACTCATACATTAGATATCTGACATCATGGGTTAACATTGGCAAAGAGCTTGTCAATGGAGGAATACTTGATGCTATCACTTCTGTGATTAATCTGATGACTAACCTTCAAGAGCTTGCTGTTAATAGTGGTGCTGTGAAGGATTTAGCAGGATTCTTAAAAGATTTTTCTAAGGAACTAGCTAAACTATCAATTAATGATGATGTTAAAGATGGTGCTAAATCAATAGTTAAGTCAATTAAAGGCTTTGCTGATGAGTTCATCAAGGCAATAGACTTCCTTGCAACTAAGACACCTATTGTTCAAGTAGCAACTAAAGTTGTATCATCTATCTTTGACTTTTTCACTAATTTTGTGAAACTCACAAGACAAAATCTATCAAATAATAAGAACCTTAGCGGTGGGCTTAAGGCGATTGGACAAGTAGTTAGTGACTTGCTTGAGTACTTAGCTCCTGTGCTTGCTAGAATTACCTCTAGTGCTATTAGTGCCCTTACTTCCAATGTAGGTGTAAGATTCTTCCAATCACTATCTAACTTTGTAAAAGCTGTTGTAACAGCTATTGAGAATGTTATCAAGTCCTTTGGTGGAGGAAACTTACAAAAAGGCTTTGAGAATATTCTAAGTACTCTAACCACTGTGGTTGAAGTTTTTGGTAAACTAGCTGAAATACTAGGTCATGTAGGCAAGTATCTAATTATTGGGGCATTGCTTGGAAAAGCTTCAAACCTTGTGGCTAACATTGTGTCATTCATTGGTACTACTGTTAATAGCCTTGGTCAACTTAATAACTTTGCTCTTCCAGGAAAAGTTAAGCAAGGTGTAGCAGGAGGACTTACAGGAGGTCAAAGTCTCCTTGCTGGTGGTGGTCTACTAGCAGGCTTCTTTAACAAGAGAGCAGATAAGTACTACTCTAAGAAGAGTCAAAGAGCCTTCCTTGCAGACGATCCTGTGAATGGTAGCTACTATGCAGGACTAGCTCTACAGGCTAGAAATAACACTAAAGAACAGCTTAAGTTAAGCAAAGTTTTTAAAGATTCTGCACAAGCTTACAAGAATGTTAGAGCCAATGGTGGATCATTCAGACAGGCTATTGGAGCAGGTTTTGATAAGGCAGGTACTTTAGGTCAATCACTTAAAGGAGCTGGCCTTGCCTTTGGTACTATGTTTGGTGGAATGGCTATTGATGGTGTTGACCAATTTGTGCAAAAGAGCAAAATGAGTAGCTTTGCTAAAGATACCTCTACCCTTATTTCTAGCACAGCTCAAGGAGCTCTAGCTGGTGCTGGTATTGGATCTATGTTCACTCCTATTGGTACAGCTATTGGTGCTGGTATTGGTGGTTTTGTAGGTCTTGTACAGGGCTTATTCACTAATGATGCCAAGAAACAAGCTGATAAAGAGCAAGCTAAGTTTGAAGCAGAAGCTAAGAAGCAGAAAGAAGCTATTGAGAAAGCTGAGACTGAAGCTCAGATAGCTCAATTAAGAGAATCTGCTAATAGACATGTACAATTAATGTCTTCATTCTATAGATCACTGAAAGGTGAGAAAGGTGGAGCTACAGACCTTGCTACATCATCTTCTCTCATTAGTGCTACTGCTGGTGAGTTTGGAGGAGATGCCAATAAAGCAGGAGCTTCTCTTGGTTTAGCTAAAGCCACACTGCCTAATAATGTTGATAAGTACAGCGTTTCTGTAAATGGTGAGACTAAGACATGGGCTGAGTGGAGAGATGAGCTAGGTGTGGATGATGCCTCATTGCTTAAGAGTTTACAACAACTGTATGCTTCTTATGGTCAAAAGTATCTTGAACTTAAGAACTCCACAGATGGTACTACAGTACAGATCCAAACACTATCTGATGCTGAAGGTGTGAGAAGACAAACAAATGTAGGTAACTTCATAGGTTCACTACAAAAGTTGCTTGAAAAAGCTAAGATTATACCTGATCAGGCTATTAAGCTTTCATTTGAGCAGATTAGTCAGTTCAAAGATGATATGGATTTTGCCCTTAAGGCTGGTAACTTTGGAAGCAAAGATGACCAAAGAGATGCTATTGTTGATGCTATTTCTAAGCTAGGTGTAAGTAAAGAGAAGTTGAAAAACTTATCTATTCAAGAGTTAACTGATATGGCTAAGACTCTTGATGATAGTGCTTCACTTAATGGTAATGATATCAAAGGCACTAATGACTATCTAGCAAGTAAGCTGGGAGAGCTTAAAACTAAAGTAAGTGGTAAGGTAAAAGAGTTCATTGATAAACTTATAAAAGGTGAGCAAGAGGGCAATGTAACTACTGAAGATCTACAAGCTGGCTTATCTGTGGCTTCACAAGCTAAGCAAGTGGGAGAAGACAGTCTAAAACTTGAATGGGCTAATCTAGCTTCTGTGGCTAAGAAAAAGGCTTCAGACCTTGTTACTTATGAAACTAATGGTTTACTTAGATTACTTGAAACCTCTGGTGTTTCTAGTGAAAGTAAGGATATAGCTAAAGATCGTCTTACTAAGGCACTCCAAGAAACTCTTGGTACGACTGATAAGAAGATCACTGATAAGATCATTGAATATGCTACTAAGCATAAAGTTGACCTTGAAACAGCTATTGAAGAAGTAAGTAAGGATAACCAAGTATCTGATGAAGAGAAAGCGCAGATTCAGGCTGGAATCACTAACTTTACTAACCTTATTGGTAAACTATACAAAGATGGTGCACTGAAGATTGATGAGGCTAAAGCCTTGTTATCAAATGTTAACCTTGATAATATTGATACTTCTAACATCAATAAGGAAGGTTTAGCATTACTTGAAGCTCTTGGTATTAAAATAGATAAGACTTCAGGTAAGGTCAAAGAGGCTAAAGATAAGGTTAATGGTAATGATCCTAAGGATGTTGATACATCTAAGATCACAGAAGAAGCAAGAAAGATTGAGGAAGCCCTTAACTCCCTTGTGAACAGTGTTGCTAATGCGGTTACCAGCATCTTTAACTCTACTCCTAAGTCAGTTAGTGGAGGAGGTAAGAAGAAAGGCAAGCGTAAACAGTTTGGTGGTATCATCCCTGAGTACCACTCTGATGGTGATGTCATTGGTGTTGACTGGACTCCAAGAGGAACTGATACTGTACCTACTATGCTTACCCCTGGTGAGTATGTACTGAGAAAGAAAGCTGTTGAGAGTCTAGGGCTAAACTTCCTAAATAATCTCAATAAGTATGGTAATAAAGCCTTGCAAAGTAACTCAGGACAGACTATAATTAATAATGTATACAACACAAATAATGCTAAGATCAGTCAAAATATTGACAATAAGTCTCAGTATCTAAATGGGTTGTTTGGAATTGACAGATTGATGAGGTATGTTTAATGTTTAGATGTGATGAAAACTTCACCCAACCTAAACGCTACATCCAATTTAATGACCTTGTGTTCCTTGGTAGAAAATCTATTGATGAGCAGACAGAAAGTATTAGTTTGCGTGAGAATAAAACCTCACGCACTTTTACTAATGGGTCTTATGTTGGTAACACTAGTAAAATGTCTCTTGTGGACTCTAACACAATCTCATTACAGATAGCACTTAAGACACATGATTGGTCAGAAGAGCATGTACAAGCTCACTATGACTTCATCATGGAGCAATTAATGACACCAGGAAAGCTGTGGGCTGTACAAACAGGACTACAGCTTGTGTGGTGTAATGCTTATGTCACAAGTATCCAGAATAACAAACAGTGGGTACTGACAGATGATGATTACCTTGTGTTTAAAGTAGAGTTTGATAATCCAGATGGTGTGTGGTATAAGGCAGATGATGATAAGACATTCCTAGAGCCTTATGACAACTGTGACTTCCTTGACATGAAAGCTAGTTGCTTAGGTAAGTCAAGACACTGCTGTAATGGACTACCTAACTGCAATAACTACTGTGAGTGTTGTGAGAGTGACTGCTGTGAGATGGATGGCATGATTGATCTATGTACAGCACAGACAAATGTAGAGTTTATGAATGATTTCTTTGAGGAATGTAACTCTAAATGGAGAGTAGTATATAACTGCTCTAAGTGTAAAAAGAATGGTAAAGGGCTTCAATGTATGTATAAGCATGCTATCTGTGACACTTGTGTAAATGAAGTACTTACAGGAGAGTTCCTTTCTACTACTGTGTTAGACAGTCACAAATGGAGTGTTGCTCTGGAAGGAGACTTCAAAGACCCTATTATTAGGATCAATGATATTGACTTCAAGATTAAAGGAGAATACTCAGGAGTCCTTACAGCTAACTACAAAGGAGAGCTTAAGTATGCTAAATCTTGGGAGTGCTTAGAGTTTAACTACCAAGATATCTCCCTTTCTGTGCTGAAACTATGTGCTGAGCTACCTTACATCAAGAAAGGACTCAACACTGTGTCAGTCAGTGGAGTAGAAAGCGATACAGCTTGTATTTATATAGATTATGAGAGTGTAACAGTATGATTGGTTATATTATTAATAGTGAGGCTTCAGGAAGGAAGTCAGTTATTATCCCTAAGGATGACTTCCTAAATGACATTCAAGTACAGTTTGCCTTAATGGAAGTTCCTGCTATCTCCTTAACCTTACCTTTAAAATATTCCAAGCTTTTAAGTGGAAACACCCACATTGTAGTCCAAACAGATGACTGGAAGTATGAAGGTTATGTAGGAGATAAGTCTAGTGACTATCAGAACAGCACAGTCACAGTTCAGACATCACACGTGATAGGTAGGCTAGGGAAACGTACCCTTCCTACCAATGTTACTGTGAAGGCTAGATCAGTAGTATCTGCTGTAGAGCAAGCTATGGGATACTGGTCTAATGAACAGCACAAAGATGACCTTCTAAATGAGTTCAAAATCAAGTATGTGGATGACTATGCTGAAAAGAACCTTATTGAGTATGAGTTCTCAAGAGAGACCTTTCTAGAGTTCCTTACAAAAGTGTGTGAGAAGACTACTTCACTCTATTGGAGAGTAAATCGCTATGATCCTTACCTGATTGAGTTTGGTATCTTTGGGATTAAGAGAGATGTACTTATTAATGAGTACAACTACCTTGTGTCCTTAGACAACATCTCAGAGAACTATGAGGATACTATCAACATTGCTGTAGCTATGTCAGATAAGTCAGACTCAGGAGCTAGTTCATTAACCCTTAGAGACATCTTCTATAATCCTAAGTTCATGCTTGAAGGCTTCCCTGTGATTAAGACAGGTAACAAGGTAAACTCACAGCGGTCTTATGACTATCCACAGCTTCCTGTGTTTGCTCCTGAGATTATTGGTGATGAGTTTGCTATCCTAGATGAAGAAGGTATTGCCTTAGAAGCAGGAGAGCTTTATTGGGGTACTGTGACTGATAATGATACACAGTCTATTGCAGATGATAACAAAGAGATCACTGATGCTGATAGACTTAGAGCCACAGAACAGCTCTATAGAACAGCTATTAGAAGACTTAAGAACTCACGTAGAAAGATAGTCTATACAATGACTGTAGAGCCTCTGAAGAAGCATACAGTACAGGCAGGAGATAGGGTACTGTTTACCCTTAATGCAGGTGTTTTGGAGCTAACAGCTTGTTCTAAGTACTATGAGAAGGTATTGAAGGAAAGTAACTGGTTCTTTGTGACTAGGATCACTGATTTATACCAAGTAGGAAGTAATCATCTACAACAACTAGAGCTTTCTAAATATCTATACAGTGACAGAGACATCATTGTGAATCAGTAGGAGGAGAAATGGTAGATTATCTAAATAAATTAGTAAATACTGTTAGTAGAACTAAATCTAGGGTAATTCAACAGTCTAAACAGCGTAGAGGAGGGGTAACTGACCTCTATGCACTTGACTATGTTGACTCACTTTCTACAGCCTCTTCCTGTGCTCCCTACTCAGATGATAGTATTGAAGGCTCAGAGAGTGATGATATTGAAACAAGAGTAAAAACCTTTGCTAGAGCTATCAAGAAAGAAATTCCTGAGGCTAAGGCACAAGGTGTATCTGCTATTATTGGTTACTTTGTGAGAGAGTCCAATGTAACAGCTAGAAGATATGAGGCTGACTATGCTACAGGCAAACAATATGACAAAGTAGCACAAGAGCCTACAGCTGAGAACCTTATGGGTTCATGGCAAGCCTTTGCATCCTTATATAAAGACCCTCTTAATGAGCCTGGATACAATGTAGGTGGTAAACACTGGATTGGTCTTGGATTAGGTCAGTGGACAGGCCCAAGGTCTAAAGCACTCTATGAGTTTGCTAGAGCAAGAAATAGTAGCATCTTTACCTTTAACACACAAGTAGCTTTCATGATGAGTGAAGAGACACTGAAGAATGTGGTAAAAGAAGTTGCTTCTAGTGATGGAGACATTGCACAGCTCACCACACGTTTCCTTGCCGATTGGGGAGGAGTTCCAGGTAATGCACTCCAAGAGCGTATTGATGGAGCTAACAAGTACTTTGAAGTTGTTAAAAAAGCTCTAGAAAGTAAGGATGAATCACCTAAGGAAAAGAATGAGTCTCCAAGTGATACTGTTGTGATTGATAGGACTAAAGGATCTGCTCAATTCAGAGTCCTTGTGCCTAGTGACTTAGATAGGTTTCAAAGATGGTTCTTAAAATTCATCATTAAGATGGATGTATCACAGTGTGATGGTAAGAAAGTAACTCCTCTATCAGATGTCCACTTAGTTGTAAGTGCTAAAAATGAAGCTACTGGTGAACAGTCTGAGATTGAGCTTACTGAGATCTTTAGAAGACAGTGGGGATGTAACTGGATTGGTGATGATGCTAGTGGTGAAGGTATCTTCCCTAATAGTAACCCAATGGAAGGTTATGACTTAATGTATTCTGCTTGGTATCTAAATGATGCTCAGAGAAGTGCCTTATTTAGTGCAGGTGAGAAGATTTTCACTGTGTATGCACTAGGAGAAGCACAGATCACACTAAGAAACTTTCTTAAGTTCAGTCATATCAACTAGGAGAACTAATGAACATTATAGTATTAAGGCTATATAACAGATACAAGAATAAGCTTAACCAGCTACACAGCATGGAAGCTAAACAGTTTAAACTTGAAGAGCACTTAGCATCTCACCCTACTGATTATCAATCTGTGATCCAAAATGAGATCCTTAAGAGCGATATTCAGAGGGTAGAGTATGCACTAAAAGAGATTGAAAGAGAGATGGAGTACTATGGAGAATAAAATGTTTCTTGTGAAACGTATGAGAAATAGAATCCTTGTGGAATCTGCTGTGGAGTACTTCTTTAGACAGGTTTATAAGAACCATGATTATGGAGGAGCTAAAGAGTGGATGGATAGTGACTATCTTGAACTTACACTAGAGAAATATTCAATCTTTTGTAGGAAAAAGGACAACATTATCACCTTAGATAATGAGGAGTTTAGCTATGACTTCTCCTACATAACAGGGTTGTGCTCAAGTTTACTGAAGGATAAGATTGAGGTATAATTGATATGACAAATGCTTACCAAGTTGCACAGCGTGTGGTAGGACAATCCATTGATGTTGATGGATTCCCTGCCTTTCAACCATATCAATGCGTAGACCTTGTGAATTGGGTAGCTCAACAATTTGGTGGGTCTTTACTAGGTAATGGTAATCAGATTGGTATAGGTAATGATGTCAGTAGCTTTGCTGATGTTATCCCTTACTCAAATGAGTCTCAATTAAAAGTTGGGGATATTATTTCAACTAATGAGCCTTCCACACCTTATGGTCACACTCTTGTGTATGGTGGAGGAGGAGTCAATAATGCTAGAGTTATTGAACAAAACTTCAATGGTATCACACATGTAATTGAGCACACAAGAACCATTACAGGTTATGGGGCAACTATTCTTAGGATTGTAAGAATCAGAGGTCAGGATAACTACACTCCTGATGGATCTAGTGGTACTGGTGCTGATGCAGGTAAACCTAAGAAGAGTGGTGGAGTACAAAGAACTTTCTATGAGATTGTAGTAGATAAAGTAGAGGGCATTAAAGGTAATGGAGACAATACTGTGCTTGATACCTTCTACAAATGTAATAAGGTCACAGGTAAGATTGATGGTGAATGGCTTATCTATGACAAGTACAATGGTACTGTAGGATACTTACCTAAATCTGCTGTGAAAGAAAAGACTGAGTACTCTAAGCAAGACAAAGAGCCAGGTAAGAAAGAAGTTGAAAAGGCTAATGGCTATGATAAGTTTTCAGATAAAACTAGTGATGGTCTAGATCAGTCAGGAACTCAACAAATATATACCTTGGCTCAATTTATATCACTAGGTAGGGTAGAGTATAGCGGATATGAGTGGACTTACTCCTCAGGTAACAACTTCCCTACAAGTGTAAATGTGAATAAGAGCTATAATGCTTATGGCTTCCTTTCAGACCAAGATGGTCATATTATCCTTTCTGTGCCTTCATCTTGGGGTGATGTTAAGGGTAGACTTTATGACACTCCTTTTGGTTTTAAGGGTAAAGCCTACTTAACTAATGAGAAAACATCCATTGATGTTTATGTAAGATAGGAGAAAATATGGCTTATAAATTAGCTGAAGAAGATAAGCTCTGTGGAGTTATCTATCCAACTTATGAGGGTTTTAGCCCTATCCCTAAAGCCACTTGTGAAATGCTAGAGTCCAAGTGTGACAAGACTGAAATTATTGTTAAATGTAAAGATAACCAGAGTGAAGAAGACAAAAAGCCTGAGTCACAAAGTGGTAGTGCTTCTGCATCTGCTTCTGAAAGCACATCTGTGTCAGAATCTACTAGTGAGAGTACATCAACTTCTGAATCTACTTCAGAAAGTCAAGCATCTACTTCTGAATCAACTAGTGAATCTACATCTACTGAGTCTACTTCAGAATCTACATCTACAGGATCAACTAGCACAAATGAGTCTACTTCTGTGAGTGAATCAACTACAGAAAGTACTACAACTAGTGAAAGTACTTCAGTATCTACATCTGAATCTGCTTCTTCTAGCACAGAAAACTCTAATACACCTGAAGAACCTAAACCTACTCCTGAACCACAGCCTGAGCCTGTTCCAACACCTGTGCTCACTAATGAGGAGTTGGATAACATTGTGTCAGGTAAGTTGAGTTCTGATACTCATTTAGGTAATTATATGGTTAATCAGAACAATATTGTTATCTTAATTGGGGAAGCTCCTACTGAGGATATTGAAGCTTACAAGAAAGAGATCACAGATAAAGTAGGAGATATTCCTGAGCTTAAAGACTATACTGTGGAAGTATTAGTCAATAAAATTCCTGGTGATAATGTAGGAGATAAAGCTACAGGTGCACCCCTATATACTAAGGTTGTGAAGATTACTAAACCTAATGGTGAAGTATATCAGTCTGAACCTATGAGTATCGGAACTACTACTGAAACTAATATTGACCTTCTAGAAGCACTACCTAGAGTAGAAGATAAGTTCTCTAAGATTATCACTAAGGATGGTCAAGTAGTTGAAGTTCCTGAAGTATCTAATGAGGATAAGAGAGCCTTTGAAGATAAGATTATCAATGACTTGAAGGCTAAGTTACCTGAAGGTACTGTTGTAGAAGCTGTGCTTGAAGGACCTAAGTATGAAAAAGGTTCAGAAATATTGAGTGGTAAGACTAACTATGTATTGAATGTAAGGACTACTCTGAATGGTGTAGTTTCAGAGCAAACTTATAATGTACCTCACACAGAAGAAGCACCTAAGGAAGAACCTGTTGATGAGGAAACTAAAGCTCTGAAAGATGATTTGGTTACTTTATCAAATACTATAACTATTGGTAACATGAACTATGACACAATATCTGGTTATTCTTATTCACCTGAAAGTGGTATAGACGTTGCTAAAGCTGAAATTGTTAAAATAATCAATAAAGCAAAGGAAAAGTTTTCAGGATACAACATATCCTATACTATCAATAATCCTAAAGAGTTACCAAGAACTTATGATGATACAGATGAAAAGTACTTATATTCAATTAAGTTCACAGTAACTAAAGGAGAAACCTCTTGTGATGTTACAAAATATGTTGTATATACACACACTACAATAGATACCTTATAGGAGAACTAAATGGATAGATTAATTGTAAAACTCCTAGAAAACCAAGCTGTGATCTCAGGAATAACCCTCTTTGTGACCACAGCTTGCGGTTGTGGGGTAGCTTGGATGAACCACAAGAGAAACCAGCTTGTAGAGCTTTCTAAGGGAGCTAAGCGTTCTAGTTTACGCTCTGAGTACCTTAACATCTACAACTCTACTGAGTTTACTTGGCAAGAAAAGTGGGATATGACTGAGCCTCTTGTGAAGGAGTACTTTAATGACCTTGGTGGAAACCATTACATTCATGGACTCAATGAGAAGATGAGAAGGCATGTAGAAGAGGAGATTGCTAATGGTAAAGATAGTAATTGATCCTAGCTGTCTAAATCAGGGTGGATCTACCTATGATGACACAGAAGTGCTCAATAGAATTAAAGCCTTAGAAGGTAAGACTGACAATTTTGTGAGTGAGGTTACTGTGTCTAGAGAGGGTAACAAAGTTAAGCTCAAGTACACTAGAGTTGATGGAACTTCTAGTGAAGTAGAGTTTGATGATAAAGATACCATCTCTATGGCTTATGATGACACAGCTCTTAAGGAAAGAGTCAAAGCATTAGAAGCAAAAGAAGACAAGGATACTGTGTATGATGACACAGAGGTGAAGAATCGCCTAACAGCCCTTGAAGCTAAAGAAGACAGTGATAAACAAACACTTACACTCACAGGAAATGAACTATCCATTTCTAATGGAAACTCTGTGACTCTCCCAGTGGGTGTAGGAAAAGAGTTTGTTGTTACTAGTGATACTGAAGGTGTTGTAGTTACTAAAGCTGAAGCAGATAACACAACTACTTACAATGTAAATATGGATGATGCTTTAAACAAGTACTACAAGAAAGCTGAGACTTATACTAAGAAGGAAGTGGATAACCTGTTAACAAATCAGGAAAATAAAGCCACTGACCTCACTGTGTATAAGGGATCTTTCACTGATAAAACTAAGGTTAAAGAAGGAGACTTTGAAGGACCTAATGCTCCTAGAATTACACTAACTTACTCAAGCTCTACTGGTGTTGGTATTCTTAAAGTAGATATGAAGGTTATGTCTCCTGTGGCTAAGAGTACTATTGTGGCTACACTACCTAATGATGCACCTGTGCCAGTAACACTTATTGAGTCTCAGGTTTGGGTAGGAGATGTAGATACTTCTATTTGGGTTGATCCTAATAGTAGAGCTATTAGAATGTCTCTAACAGCTAACCCTAGCATCTTCAATAAGAGAATTATTATTAATATTCCAGGTATCTTTAAAAAGGTATAATAGATAAGGAGAACTAAATGAACTTAACAAATAAACAATATGACTTATACAAAAAGCTTGTGACTGTAGTTGCACCAGCTTTAATCACTTTGATTACAGGGCTAGGAGCTTTGTACAAGTTTGACTCAACTGCTATCACAGGTACTCTAGCATTGCTTACTACTTTCACTGGTACTGTGCTAGGTATCTCAAGCAAGAAATATAATGAATCTCAAGGAGAGTAATCATGGATTACAAAACCTTTAAGTCCAAGTGGATGAATAAGGGTGTAGATGTGGATGGAGCTTACGGCTGGCAATGCTTTGACCTCTATGCACAATGGTGTAAGGAGAATGGAGTACCTTATGCTAACTGCACTGTGTCAGGATACGTAAAAGATCTTTGGGAACAAAGACGAACTAATGGTATCCTAAAATACTTTGATGAAGTAGAGATAATGGAAGAAGGAGATGTAGCTGTCTTTAAAGAGGTAGCTGGATGGACTCCTGTATCCCACGTAGCATTGTTTGATAGTGATGCTGGTGGAGGTTTTGGATGGTTCTTTGGTCAAAACCAAGGAAGTCAACTTACTAACCCAGCAGGAGGATCTTCTGCAAACATTGTGAAGCTTCCTTACTCTGCTACTTACCCTACAGCCTTCAGACTTAAGAAGAAGGCTACACAAGCTAAACCACAAGGAGGTACAAAGACTGTGGCTTTACCTACTAAGAATATTAATGGAGAAATTTACTCAGGACTCATTACTGGTTATGACTCTAACCCAATGAACTGTGATAGCAATAGAACTAAGATTGATACCATAGTAATCCATCATAACGCTGGAACAAGTGATGAAGGCGCTAGACGAACTTGGTACGTTTCTACAGGGCATGGAACATCTGCTCACTACCAAGTAACACCTGATAAGATCTGGGGATGTGTAGGTGAGAACTATGTTGCTTACCATGCAGGAAACTACCCTGTAAACCAACGCTCTATTGGTATTGAGCACTTGAATAACACAGGCGCTCCTACATGGACTATTGCTGAGGAAACTTACAGAAACTCTGCTAAGCTTATTAGAGACATCTGTGAACGCTACAATATCCCTATTGATAGACAGCACATCCGCAAGCACGGTGAAATTTCGTCTACAAGTTGTCCTGCGGGAATTGACATTGACAGACTTGTGGCAATGGCTAGAGGAGCTGAGTACTTAACTCCTGCTAAGGCTACACCTAAACCTTCTGCTCCTGGTAAGATGCAACATGCTTACCGAGTGGATGATCTGAAATATGTCAATGGTTTGTGGCAGGTATACTGTAAAGAGCTTGCCCCAGCTGAGTTTGATTGGACTGAAAATGGCGTGGCTGTAGAAGATATCATTATTACTAACAAAGATGGTGCTAAGCTTCCTGACCAAATGACACATGTAGGTGACTACTTTGTGTTTGACCAAACTGCAACTGGTGATACAGGTGTAGGTGGTGTAGGAGATGGAAACTACTACTGGAGAAAATTCAAGCTAAGAACTTCAGGAGAAATCTGGCTTTCTGCTTGGAACTTAAACCACTTATTGTTTGGTTAAGGGGGTGGGGTATATCCCCTCCCTATTTTTATTGGAGGAACTATGGAAGACATTTGTAAACAAAAGGACTGCTCCTGTGAGAACGTAGGTATTGGAGACTGTACCAAGCTACAAGAGCTTAATGACCTTCAAATTAGACCTAAAATGAGAGCTATTCTAAAGGCTGAATGGTGTAATCTACCTGAGGCTATTAGAAGAGGCTTCTACGGTGTGTGGTGTGTTCTTAAGAATATTATTAACCAACTGTGCTATATCCTTACTAAACTAGAGTGCTTAGAGTCTAAAGTAGATAAGTTATGTTCTATTGCTAAGTGTCAAGATGAGAGAATAACAGGTCTTGTGGAACATATTAAAGGTAAGATGCTTGAGAATGTTGTCTTTGGTATGAAAGGTGTAGGTACATCTGCTAATTCCGCTGGATATGGAGACACTTTCACATCTGTGACTGTACAGCAAAATGGTGACTTTGCTATTGTGTGGAACATGGTTTATGCAGGTAGAGAAGTAGGTAGAGGTACAATCACTGGTAAGGTATCTCACATGTACACTATGAATGAAGATGGATCTGTTAAAGCCCACGTATCAAGGGTTGACTTTGACCAAGTTAATTATGTAGGTGATGGAGGAAGCTATGGTAACAACGCTACATTCTCTATCCAAGACACAAATGGAAGAACTGTATGGACTAAATCTTATCAAGCAGGATCAAGCTTCATAGAGAAACCTGGATCAATATCTATTGGTAAAGAAACAGTCCTTAGACCACAGGGGGGAAGCACAGGAGATATCTTGCTATTCAAGACACTCGACCAGTGGGATTATGACCCTACATCAAGTGATGTGAGAGCTACTTATGTAAATAACAATTCACCTCTACCTAAAGTTGAGGGCTGTGTTATTGACTGTGATAACTGCTAGGAGGCACTATGTTTGAGTATTGTCCTAATTGCAGATGCAGGATAAAGTTCTATAAAGCTCATGAATGTGAGAAGATGAAGCATGACCTAGCTGACTCTGTGAAGTTGGCTGGTGATGCTATTGCCAATGGAGAAGAGTGTAAAGTAAAAGAAAATACAGCACATGGTTTCTTCAGAATATGGTGTAACATCAAGAACATTATTGAGATCATCTGTGATATAATTAAACGTATGAAGTGCTTACAGCGTAAGGCACAAAAGGTTTGTGAAGTACAGCACTGTTTAGCTGAGAGAATTGAAAGTGTTAATAGATTTATTGGTGTGTACAACTCAGATCAGGCTAGTAAACCATCTCCTGACCAATCAAATTGGGAAGCTGAGAAGAGAAGGCTTGAGTCTGATTATCAGACTAGTCTAAATGGTTATAATGCTAGAAGGGCTGAATATGAAAGAGCCTTACAAGCATACAATAACAGCAACTCTAACTATGCTTCTGCTCTTGCTTCTTACAATGCTAGAAAAGCTGACTATGAAAGAAGAAAACGTGAGTATGAAGCAGGTAACAACCAACAAGGAGGGTCTACTAAGTGGCAAGAAGCTTGGGGTACATTCCAACGTAATGGTGCACCTCTAGATGTTGCTATGGGTGGATCACCTAATGGTAGTGTCCAAGGTATTGACCTCAGTGAAGCTCACAGAAATGGTTATGGTCAAGGTATTGGATTCACTTCCAAAAATAATGAAGGTACTATTGTAGATATCCAATTAAACCTCTTAGGATACTCTTATGAGGCTGGTGTTGGAGGAAGACTACAAGGATGGTATGTTCAGTATGGTGGTACTTATGACTGGTACTTTGATGTGTATGCTTCTACTGATGGTGGAAATAACTATTCAGTAGTCCAAAAGGATATCCTACTTGCTAAGCATGCTGATACACAAAAGCTTGCTTATGAGCCTAACTGGCATCTATCAACTATTAAGTGGAATAAAACATTCACTAACTTACCTGCTAATTTTACACACTTAAAAGTAGAAGTTAGAGGAAGTAATCCAGGAGATAGACACCAAAATGTGTACACAAGAGAGCAGATTATTAAAGCACCTTTCCCTCCATTCACTGAGCAACCCCCTGTAAACAATGCTACCAAACCTAAACCATTTAATGAGCAACCTCCTAAGAAGCCTACAATTCCTCCTAAACCTGAGAAGAAAGTAGAAACTATTCCTCTCATTAAAGGTGGATGTGACCTTATGGATTGCAAGTTTGATTGCTTTATTGATGATAAATAGGAGAAATTATGTCAGATTGTATTAACTGTCAATGTGAAGAGATTGTACCAGGATCAACCGCCTGTGCATCTCTTAAAAAGCAAAATGATGACAGAATTAAACTACACTCCCTTGTGCTAAGGGATACAACTCTTTGTGACTTACCTGAGCAAACATCTAAAGCTATGTATTCACAGTGGTGTTTTAATAAGAACATCACCTCACAACTATGTTGGTTGATGAATAATAGCTCAGGAGGTAAGACATACAAGGCAGGTAAGGATATTAGTATCTCAAATGATGGAGTTATCTCATTCACAGGTACTATCCCAACACCTTCACCTGCTTACAATGATGCTGATCTTAGAGCTGAGAATACTAGACTTAAAAATGCTTTGATGAAGATCATTAACAATCTTACAGCTAGTGGAGCTTGGCAAGGAGGTCTTGAAGGAGACTTTGTGCCTAGAAGAAATATTGCCACAGGTAATATTAACTTGTTCTCTAACACAGTGGATAGTGACTTCTTCATCCGTACTAATAATGGTAAAACAGAAAATGACTTGGCAGGAGGTATTAACTAATGGGATGTACAACTTGTAGTGGAAACCCTAACACATGGTGCACTCAGTGTATGCCTGCTGAGGACACTTGGGTAGCCCCTGTGGATAAGCTACCTGATGTGTTCATGGGTGATAGAGACCACATGTATCTTCTTCCTAATGGAGATCTATTTATCCTTTCTCCTGATAGAACTAGATGGATTAAAGTTAATGGTCAAGGTGGTGGAGTTACCTATGATGATACCGCTGTGATTAATAGACTAAAAGCTCTAGAAGGTAAAACAGATAACTTTATTTCTTCTGTGGGTGTCTCAAGAAAAGGTAATAAAGTTAAACTTACCTACACACTTGTGGATGGAACTATCAAGGAAGTTGAGTTTGAGGATAAGGATACTGTAGCTTTAGCCTATGACGATTCTGCCTTGAAGGCTAGAGTTAAAGCCCTAGAGGACAAACCTGTGACACCTACAGGAGTAAATACCTTCTTTGCTAAAGGTGATATCTCAGGTAATGGTACTTCACAGAATGTACGTGTCACAAAGGATAAGCTTGTAAATGCTGATACTATTAAAGTAGGTGATACAGTAGTAGATCACTATTGGAATAAAGATCTATATAATATTGGCATGTTTAAAGTAGCTTCTGTGGATGGTAACACTGTTACTCTAAATGGTGTGAATGACCTAACTTATAATCACCCTAAACAATCTTTAACTTTATCTGATAGAGTTTTATCAATCTCATATGGTAATTCTGTTACTCTACCTAGTGATAACCAAACTCTTACACTTAATGGTCGTACTCTCAGTATCTCAAATGGTAACTCTATTGAACTTCCTGCTAGTGTAGAGCCTAAAGAATATAGAGCTAGAGGCAATGGTCTATTATTAGATGCTGATGGTACATTTCATATTGAGATGGCTACGGATACTTCTAGACAAGTTCCTTACAATACAAAAAATGGAGGGCTTTTCAAAAAATTGACTCCTGAGAGCAGGGCAATTTTTAAAACCGACTTTAACTATGATACACTAGATAACCAATTATATAGTATTGACAATGATGGTACAATTCGTCGTAATACTATATTAGAGGCAGGCTTACTACTGGACTATGAAGGATCTTATGACTATGGAGAGTTTAACTTACATAAAAGCTTCTCTAGTGAGTCTGTTAATCTAAGTGTTTTGTCCACAAGTTCTGCTGGAATATCAGGATGTGCTAGTTTCATACAACCACAAGAGTTGAAGTTTGAAGTAGGTATCTTAGCATTTTGGAATAGTAACAACAAAGTAGTATTCAGGTTTACTCCAAAGATTATATGGACTATAATTACTGAGTCTAAAGCAGAACACTATACTCACTTCATAACTAAAGAAGAATTAGAGTCAGAAGAACCTATAGAGATTGAAGTTAAGAAGAATGAGGAAGTTGTTGGTAGACTTAACATGACTATCAAGAACGCAAAATTCTACATGCAAGCTGTTCAAGGTACTGTTGTTCTAAAGAACCCTACTGACAACAAATTCTATTACTTACCGAGGTTAAACTAATGTCAAAAACAGTATATAAAATAACAGATAAGCCTACTACTACATCCTATGATGATACAGCTCTGAAGGCTAGGATCACAGCATTAGAGAACAAGCCTGATAATGATAAGCAGACTTTAACCTTTAATGCAGGTAATAGGAACTTATCTATCAGTAATGGCAACTCAGTTACTCTACCTAATGATAAGCAGACAATCTCTAAGCAAGGGAATAAGCTGATCCTATCTAATGATGGAGGTGAAGTTGAACTCCCTGTGCCTAACACTTCTGTGCCTTATGATGACACAGCGATTAAGAAAAGAGTTAGTGACCTAGAAGCTAGACCTGATAATGATAAGCAAACTCTGACAGTTAATAATAATACATTATCAATTAGTGGTGGTAACTCAGTTACTCTTCCTTCACAAAGTATCCATAGGTTCTATGATGGAGATATTCCTGGTACTGCTGATACAACTAGCACACGTACTGTACAAAAGACTAACTTTAGAAATCCTGATGGTATTAAAGTAGGAGATACAGTAGAGGACTACTACTCAGACCAAAATACTATCAATAGAGGTATATGGAAAGTCATAGAAGTAAGTGGAAACAATGTCAAAGTTCAGGGTATTGGTAATTACAGTACTAGTCTGTGGAAAAATTTAACATTCAATGCTAATACAAGAGAGTTATCACTTAGTGGAGGTAATAAGGTAACTCTGCCTCAATATGTGTCACCTCAAGAGTTTACTACACTTAAAAATGAGTATAATCAACTCAAAGGTGCTTTTGAGAAACTTCTACAGGATCTTAAAGGTTCAGGAGCATGGAAACAAACAGGTGGAACTATCTTTGAGGGTAATCTGTACCCTGATAGACATATTGCCACAGGTAATATTAACCTCTTTGGTGGAACTGTTGATGGTAGTGCCTTTATTAGAACTAACAATGGCAAGACTGAGAATGACCTTGCAGGAGGAATTAATTAATGGCAGATCAAGCTACACTTAATCAGGAACAGATTACTAAGGTAAGGCAAGCCCTAAGCCTTAATATCTATTCTACTGACAGTGGTACAAAGACCTACATTAGTGGGAACAGTTTTAGGATTGAAAACCCTATGCTTGTTCCCTCTGCTGATGGAGGTCAAATTGCTGTAGGACATGTAAATACTGAAGGAAGTATCTACTATGATCTTGTGGTAGAAGGTACTAAAGTTAAGGCTAGAAATACTAGAGCTGTAATTAAATCTGTGTCCTATACTAAGACTCCTGGACTTACAATTTATGGTAGTTTTGGTAATGCCTCTTATGGAATCAATACACCACAAGGGAGCATCTTCAATAAGTCCTATGACCCAGCTTTTGGTAATAACTGGACTGAAACAATTAATAGACAGCTAAATATCAATGATGTTGAGATCTCTTCTAAGGTAAATGAGCAAAGAGGAGAGGTAGCCACTACTATTGACCAATGGCAATTTAGTCCAACAACTGCTACGGTGTCATTCAGTTTGACTGTGCCTAATACAAGCATCCTTAACGTTCCTCAAGCTCCTAAAGAGGGTACACTTGTAATAAAGTATGTGGATAATGTTACAGGGGCTACACTTAACACTGAGACTAAGAAAGTTCCTGGGGATACAAGTCAGTCACATACTGCTCCTGAGATCTATAGGGCTACTTATAAGATTACTGGCAATAGAACTCAATCTGTTACAGTACCTTCAGGACAAACTAAGGAGCTTACCTTTAGATATAACCCTATCTATGGACAGATTGTTAAGTATATTGATAAGGACACAGGAAGAGAGATTAAGTCTCAAAGCTACACTCCTGTGACTCATGGAGATCCTTTTAGACAAGACCCTCCTAATATCACTGGTTACAGACTTGTACCAGGACAAAACCCTATCAATGTAGCTAAGGTAACTGGTAATGGAAACTACTCATTTAGATATGAGAAAATTCCCACTACTGCTAATGTTATTGTTAAGCATCTTAATAAGGCTAATAATCAACCTCTACGTGGGGATGTAACTCTAAGTAATCAGACTATTGGTAGCAATGTAACCTACAATGCTCCTGCTATCACTAACTATGCCCCTGAGAGAACAACCTATACTCACACTGTGGTTGAGGGTAACAATGTCATTACTGTGTACTACACAGAAAATGCTAAGATTAGACCATGGGCTATTAGAAAGTCTAATGCTTGGAAGTCTCTTAATACTACAAGACAGTGGATGAAGATTAGAAGAACAGCTAACCAAAACTTTTGGGATACTAAACCTAATGCTGAAATCTATGCTACTGATACTGGTAAAGAAAACTACTCACCATCACGTATTCGTAAAGGTGGTAAGTGGAAAGCACAAGGAAAGATTGGTGACTAATGGCTATTGATGATAAAACAACTAGACTGAATGAAGCTACATTCACTAGTTATGGTGAGAATCCTAAGGATCGCTGTTGGCATGATGAATGTGACTGTGATGAAATTCCTGTTGCAGATTGTCAACGACTAGTAGATGAGAATAACAAGGGTGTAGGACGGTTTGCATGTATGGCTGAGAGTCAGAAATGCTATAATCCCAAGTTCTTCAGTTCATTCATGAAGAAGCTGGCTTGTCAACTTAACCACTACATTCAAAACATCTGTGCATTGTGGGATATGGTACAGTGTATGGCTGAGTACTTATCTAAGATGGGTGATGTAGGTGCTGTACAAGTAAACTATGCTAGAAACTCTGCTGTGTCTTCTGCTGACTTCTATCACCCTATCACAGATGGTTATGACTTAGACCTCTACATGGACTCTACTACAGGAGTTGTAGCTGGTGAGTCTGATGATGGAAGAAGAAAACAAACTGATAGAAAGTATCGTGTTTACATCAGATGGTGTGCTGATGGTACTACTCTTAACCCTGCTCAGGATAACACAATGGAAATTGTAGTGTATCACTCAGGAGAACAGTACACTGAAGACCTTAGAAAGAACCGTGGAGTACACTGGCAGATGACTGGTATCTCAGATGGTGCTATGGAGATGTCTGATAGTATTATTGTTCCTGCTGGACAGCACGTTAAGGTGAGAGTAGAGCCTGCTAACTCTTCATCAGGTGTCTTCCGTGTGCACCAATTCAAGCTAGAGTACACTCCTATCATGGATGCACAAGATACTCCTGAATGTCTTAAACTTACAGAACTTCCTAAGGATGACTGTAATTGTCCAAAATAAAAAGAGAGCTTAATTGCTCTCTTTATTTTTTCTTGTGCTTTTTGAGTCTCTTATACAGTGCTTGTGGTGTAGATAACCCTAGCACAGTCTGAGTGTACTCAATGTAGCCTGAGTAAAGCATTTGATAGTAAAGAAGGTTCTGTTGTTCACGGATCTTCTTTTTTCGTGCTCTCATAGCTTTTCTTTCTCTTGTGCTATGTGAAAGCTTAATTGCTTCAGTAAGCTTGTCAAATTCTCTTTCTAGCTTGATATACTCATCAGATGCCTTAGCTGGTGATGACTTAGGCTCTTCTGCTAACTTAACCTTTTCAATATCAACATTCATACGACCATAATTCCTCTCCACAGTTCTTAATATAAATAGTTATATCACCTTTTTGAACTCTAGTAATTTGGTCATCTCCTGACCATTTCTTAATGAACTTCTGTCTCTTCTTAAAGCCACAGATGGTTTCATCATAGTAACAATTACCAAGCTCATCAATCAGTTTCACTTGGTACACCTTTATAAAATTCATACATACTCCTTGATATTACCAAGTCACTGACTTTAACCCTAGTCTTCTTAGGGTATCTAATCTTGCACATACCTCTTGTGAGCTTATAGTAAGCCACAAGCATGTGTCCTACATCATTAGGGGTAATGATCCTCTCTTTGCTATCTGCAAAAGGCTGATCTAGATACCACTTCATGAAGTCAATAGCAAACTTCTTGTACTCCTGTGCATTAAACCTATCCTTCTCTACAATTTCAAGGTACATCTTTCTCATGCTAGGTGAGCATCCATTAATAAAGTCTAGTTCAATGTGTAGCTCATTAATGTAAGCTAGGTCAGTAGCTAGATTATAAGCTGTGAACTTACTTAGACCATACACATCACACTTCTTATTATAGTATCTATAGATCTCACTACACTTCCATCCATAGAATAGATCATCAGGAAGCTTGTCAATGAAATCTGCACAGGAAGCAAGAAACCTCTCACCTCTATTAAGCTCTCTAGTCATTACCTGAATAGCAGGAGACTTATAATTAGGTGAAAGCTTAGCCTTAGATGAGTTAAGCTTAGTTGCTATCTTTTCAAGCTGGTGTATAGTCACAACATCATGCTCATTAGTACATCTTCTGACATACTTTTCATGACCTATGTAACGATACACATACACAGTAAGTAGTTTATCCCTTAGGGGTACTCTAGATGTGTTAAGCGTCCGTATGAACATCTGAGACATGTCATCAAGGTATTTTAGATTGTTAGGAAGATCATATCTGTAAAGATCTCCCACAGTCTTGTTACCTATTCTGTACTTGTGCTCAAAGGCATCTCTACGCTTTAACACATAGAGCTTAAACTCTTCAAGTTTATTCATTCATATTTACTCCTTTAAGAAGCCTAGTTAGTTGGGTAATAGAAGCGAAATCAAAAAATATAAATAGGAACATAAATCGTGAGAATAACTTTGGGTGTAGAAATATCTATGGAAAGTCTTTTTGTACTAACTAGGCTTGTTAAAAAAGTAAATACCTTACAGAGAGTAGCTAGTGTGGGAATCACAAGTGCTGGCAATCGAAATAAAAAATGTAATCTATAAGGAGATCCTAGCTACTCTGTGTAAGGTATCCACTAGGGATACCATTAATTATTCTGCATCTTCCCAATCATCATCATCTGAAGATGAGGTTTCTTCTGCTCCATCTTCATCCTCTTCATCAAGAGCAAAGATGTCACGTACATTGAATTGTCGTTTCCCATTGTAAGGATCACCTTCTTTGATCTCAACTCCCATGTACTTACCTACAATATCATCTGTGTCAATATCATCTGAGTTAGGATCAAGACCTACAGCTTCAATGATCTTGTAGAGTTGTTCTTGTCCATAAGTGTTATCACGCACAAACAAGTTGAACATAGTAAGGTTTTCACCAAAGTTACCACGAAGCACAAACTTGTAGAAAAGTGCTCCTGTGTTTTGGTTAGTTCCTTGTTCGATAGCTTCCACAAGTACTTCATATCGTCCAGGTGTGTAGATAAATTCACGTACTTCAGGTGCTTTTCCTTTAAATGATAGTTTTGCCATTGTTATTCTCCTTTAGCTTCTTCTTTTATTTCTTTTGCTTTAGCTTCTTCAGTTTGTGTTGTTCCATCTGTGTAACCTACGATTGTTTCCCAAGTAGGGTTAGTCACAGTTTCAGGAATTGATAGTCCAGGTTTGCGAGTTACCTTCAAGTTGTATGCAGGGTTTCCTGACAAACGTACTTGGTAGAAATCTTTAGACTTCTTAACACCCTTAACTACTTTAGACTTGAGTACTCGCTCAGTGTGTCCAATAACACGACTTGATGCTGTAAGGTACTTACCTACACTTTCCATCAAGTTAGGAATGATAGATGCTGGAATGTTTTCATCAACTACATCCTCAAGGTTGACTGACTTTTGTTGGCAGATCACATACACATTTTTACCTGCATAAGATAGCGCCACAAGATCATCAATAAGTCCTTTAAGGATAGTTGATGCTTCACCATACATAGGAAGAGTCATTTTCTTACTTGAAGCCTTTTCCATGATGTGCTTGTAAAGCAACTCTTGAACTCCTGTGAAGTGATCCACAGCAATGCTATCAAAGTCATTGGCATAAGTCATAGCTTCTAGGACATCATCCCATGTGTGACATTCTGCTACAGCAAAACGATCATCAGGAGCTACTGAAGCCAATCCACGGTCAGTATCAATCACCAATACTTTTCCTGGGAGTGTATTGATTAAGGTAGTTTTACCTGATCCAGGCTCACCATAGAATGTTGTCATGGTATGTAATTTAATTTTAGTTAGTTTTTGTAATTTCATTTGTTATTCTCCTTTATTTATATAGAATTGTCACAAATATCAACATTTCATACTCTTCAAGGTTTTCAGAAGAAGTAACTTTAATGTCAATAACCTCTTTACCATCAAGAGTTGCATTAATACAATTAGTAATGTAGTCTTGGTCATCATAATATGTATTAAATTTTAGACATTTAACTTTCATTTGTTCCTACTTTCCTGTGCTTCCATAACCACCACGGTTTTCATTACCTAAGTGATCAACTTCTTTAAAATGAATATTAGGTTGGTTTTCAATAATTCTGAATTGGCACAAGCGCTGTCCTTCTTCAATGAGTCCATCACGTGTAGCATAGAACTTAGCTCCCCAATAGTCTTCATCACCACAGTAAGAGTTATCAATAACTCCTACACCATTTGTGAGAAGCAAGCCTGTGTTTTGATATAGGCTTGATCTTGGTGCAATATGAGCTTCATAGTAAGGAGGTAACTCCATAGCTACTCCAAAGTCAACCTGAACTAAATCACCTTTCTTGTAAACAATACTCTTAGGTGAAGCTAGGTCAATCCAATCACCTTTTGTGAGATCCACAAGGTGTGCTACATTGTCTTTATACTTAATTTTAACTGTTTTCTTACTTGTCTTCTCGAAGAAGTAGTAGAGATCCAAGAGAAAATTAAGCAATAGTAAGATAAAAATCAATAATTGTGCGTTAGTCACTTTCATCTCCATATTCTGTTTTAATCAAGTAGTTAATAGCAATCTCCATATCACTAATAGCTACCTTATATAAATCTTCATGTGTTGTTTGCACAGATGTGTTTACAATGAATCTCTGAGTATCACTCATATTTTCAAGTAAATCATCTGATGCAAAGAACTCAGTTTCTGTGAAGTAGAGAGCTTCCTGAGGTGTGTTCTTCATTTTATCTAAGAACACAAGAGCCTTCTTAAGATCTTCTACTCCATTCTTGTCTTTATATCGCCACACATACTTAACAGCAGATGCTACTAATGGATTGAGTTTAGCTACAATCCAAAAATCCCAGCACTCTAGCCTGTTTCCTGTGTAACGCTTAGGGTTAATAATATCTTCTTTCATCTTTTTACCATGACATAATGAAATTCCATACAATAGCTATAAGCTTAAGTGTGATAGCTAGTAAAGCTACTGATACTACAGCACATCCCATTAAGGATACTAAGTCTTTAAGTTCCCTTAGGAGTTTCATCTGCAAACCTCTTAATAGCTAGTTTCAACTCATTACACTCTTCTTCTTTTGTGAGAAGTTCTACATAACGGATAGGTGTAAGCTGTACTGATGCAACTCCATCAATACCTTCAATGAGTTTTAGTTTTGTACCTTTTATGTCTGCACGTTTATCTTCTTTATTCCATTTTCCAATGAAATAACCAATAATCCATGTTAGAGACCCAAATACAAGGCATAAAAAGATACAAGCATCTTCTGTTACCATCATTTCACCTTATAATGTTTCACTGTGAAACCATCACCTTTCATTGTAACTACTACATTATCCTCAGTGAGCTTATTCTCTAGACCCTTATAGTAAGTGTCTCCTTTATACTCACCTTCAACTGTGCTTACCACAGCTTCCTCACACCAAGGCTCAAAAGTCTTATAAGTCATAGCTCCACCAATGATCCAAAGATCTAGGCTAGAGTTCTCATAGATCTCAATGACTTCTTCTGCTGTGTGAGCAATGTAGACATCCTCTTGGTCATAACCTTTAATGTCATCCTCTTTTGTCAGGATAATGTTATGACGATTCTTAAGTGGTTTGCATCCTAGAGAGAACCAAGTTCTACTTCCCATGACTACAATGCCACCTGTTGTCTGATTTTTGAAGTAGTTAAGATCATCTCGATTGTACCAAGGTATCTTTCCTTTACTTCCAATCAAACCATTAGCATCCTGTGCCCAAATGAACCTAATCATTTGATTCCTCCTTATAGTGTATTGCTGGATAACCCAACAAAGCTATTCTATCATTTTTGGGTTGGACTGTCAACCCTTTTTTGAAAATTTTTCTCAATAAATTCATCTAAGTCTTCCATCATTTCACCAATGTAGACTTTATAGAGGTAATCATAGGCATCAGGCTTGTGTCCACTTTTTCCTGGAATGTATAGTTTAAACTCAGGATCAGACTCAATTAAGTCTACAAGATGTACAAACTGGTCAAAGAAGTCTTTGGTACGGTATTCATTATACACAAGGCGGATAGTCTTACGCTTATAATTTCTTCCTGTAATCTTAATCTTAGGATTGACACAATCAAAGATCATATCACGTACATTGTAGCCTAGCTGTGTATACACATACATGTACAGGTTACCTTGAAGACTGTAACGGTACTCATCATCTGTAGGAGCTGTAGAGTGAGTCTTATAGTCAACAATGGTCACAGTTCCATCATCATTCTGGATAACAGCATCAATTATACCTGTGAACTCATGTCCATTAGGTAGGTCATAGTAGACTTGATGTTCAGTTTCAATGATTTTCTCAAAGTCTACAGGCTCACCTTCTGAAAGGTAGCGATCAATAGCAAGCTCTCCTGAAAGTTTAGCTTCCTCTAAGAAACCTGATTCTGCATAAATCTCACGTAACTTAGCATACAACTCTTCCTGAGGCATTTCACCCTTACTTTGTGCTAAAAGCTCCATTCCTCTATGGAAGTATGTTCCTCGATCCATGTACTGTGTTACTTCAGGATCTTGCTTTTCCTTGTAGCCTGCTAGGTATTTACACCAATGCTTCCAAGGATTTTCCAAAAATGTCTTTACTCGACTTACACTATATGTTGTCATTATCCACCTCTACTTACTCCATTTTCTAAATAATAAACCATGTCTTTGAATCTCATATCAAGCGAATATACCTTGCTATCAAGCTCCTCATGGTTCTGTTTCAACTCACCCTTAAGTTTCCCTACCTGATACTCTAAACGCTCAATTTGAGCCTTCTGTGAGGTCACAGTGGCATAACAGCAAAGAGTCAACAACAGGAAACCAAAGATGAGAGAATAATTAATAATTTTTTCTTGCATCTCGAATTACAAAACCTTTCTTTTTAGCCTGAGGATTAAACTTCTTGCTATGTTCACCTTGTGGCTTAAAGCTCACAACATTGAGAGGTTCTTTAATAATGAACACATCATACTCAGGATACTTTTTAAGCAATTCTTCCTCACTGTTACTTACAACAGTGTTTGCATTTTGCACAAGAGACCATCCAGTAGATCCATCAATCATTTTTGTTAGGTAGTGACCACTAGGAAGCTTAATCATGTAAGGTACATCCTCTTCAGTGACTTTCCAGTTACCCTTCAGGATAGCATTTACCATACGCTCCAACTGATCCACAGTTTCCTCTTCTGTGTTAGATCCATTTTTTGTAAGCACTTGTCTCCAATAGTGGTTTTTGTTTGCTTTTGTGCTATTTAGAACATAGTTTAGGTAGGAGATACGGTTAACCTTATCAGGGAAAGTGTCAATAGGTGCATCAAGGATGAAGTCTTCTTCAGTCTTAGAAATTGAGATAACTTCTTCATCCTCAGTTTCACATGAAACCATGTTGACAATCTTAGTTTTTACCATGTCAGGTACTTCCTCACCTTGGAGTATTTTATCAAGGTAGTACTGTGAGATACCTAGCTCATTGCAAAGTTTAGATTTACTTTTTGTTTTTAAAAAATCTTCAATAATTTCTTTATAGTTCATAATTTTCCTCACAGGACGGGAATTACTTCCCGTCCTCTTTTAATTGATCTGTTAAGCAAGCACTACATGGAGTAACTTCATAACCTAAAAAGATAGCTAAAACTTGGTTTGCTACACGTGACTGCTCAAGGAAAGCAAACTTAACCTTATCATTGGCTAGGTCTACTTGCCAAGCCTCAAACGCTGTAATAGTTGCCACAAGAACGTGTTTAAGGAGACACCACATGTCAGGGTTTCCTTCCTCATTAGCCTGTGACTTAAGCAATTCCATAGCTTTTCTACGCTGTTCAGTAGTAGTCTGAAGAAGCTGTGTAATTTGATACACTTTCTCTTTTGTGTCATAAATAGCCACTTTATCTTCCTCAGTCTGAAACTCAGGATTGTCTAGGTTATACCAAAACTTAATCTGATCCTCATATTTACGAATAAGGATCTCTAAGTGGTATTCACTAGCTCCCAAGTGCATGATGTTTGTGATAATATCCTCAGTAATTCCCACTGAGCTACTTTTGTTTACCATTTTACCTCCTAGAATACGTTATCTAAGTTCATTTTATAGCGAATGAAGTAGGTGCTTTTAGTCTTTTCGTGCATCTCTTCATAGAACTTCTCAGCTTCCTCATAGGTATCAAACTTATATACCTTTTCAAGTTGGCTGTCAAAAAATTGCAATACATTATATGTCATTCTGCATAACCATTATCAATGATTGAAAGTATCTTCTCTCTTAACCAAAGAGGAACAGTACCATCAATCACAGGATAATGAACAATCCTCCTCTCTATCTTTTCAGGCTCATCAACTACCACATGAGAGAAGCAACATGATTGTGAGATGTAGTCAGTAACAGTTTTGTAAGCGTTACTAAATCTCCTGTACATGTAGTCAATCTCTTCAGGTAGTCCATGCTTAGTTTTAAAGATCAGATCAAAGCTACTCATCTTAGGGATAGGTTGACCATAATGCTTTCTTATGTGTCTTAAACCATTAAAGAAGTCATCCATCACATACACAGTACCTCTGATTGATATTGTGTATAGGTCTTCCCAATCATTTTGCTTGTCTATGTAGTGCTCAGGATCAATCTTAAAAAACCTGCGATTAGCCTCTCTGATCTCTTTGTATTCATCAAGCCTATAAGCAGGCTTATCTAAGATTATCATTCTTATCCTCCCCATGCCTTTCCAACTTCTGAGTCAGCAATGATTGGTATTGGAATATCAATACCCTCAATAATGGAAGGTTTCTCCATTATCTTATTGATTATAGGAGACACCTCATCAACATAATCCTCTCTTATTTCAAAGAGAATAGCATCATGCACAGAACCTAGTACAATACATCTGTCATGGTCAATTTCCTTGCTAAACACAATGTCAGCTAAAGCACTAGTACACATGTCTGAAGCAAAGCCTTGCACACCTGAGTTTATGGATTGTCTTTCAGCCTGACCTCTAGCTCTAAAGTTGCTAGAATTAATGTCAGGAAGGAAACGTTTACGTCCTATAGGAGACCATGTATATCCATTTGCTCTTGCATAATTTTTACAATCCTCATGCCATTGTAGTAGTGTAGGATAAGCCTTAAAGAAGTTGTTACGAAAGCCTTCTGACTCTTCTTCAGTAATATTTAATCCATACCCTTTCGCATAGTCTACGAATGTTTTTGCACTCATTCCGTATAAAAAACCGAAGTTCATAGATTTGGCTTCCGTCCGTTTCCTCTTCTGTTCCTGAGGACTAAGGCTAGAAGTATCACCAAAAAGCAATTCAGTAGTCTTACTGTGCAAGTCACTTCCTGACTGATAAGCGTGTTGCATATTCTCATCTCCTGAAAACATAGAAGCCACACGTAGCTCAATTTGTGAGTAATCTTGCTCTTTTATGACCCACCCAGGTCTAGCTTCAATCAAATTCCTTACATTTTTATCTTGGGGAATCTGTTGTCATATTGTTATCCTAGAGGCTCTTTATCCTCTAGTTCTTACAGTTTATCATCCTGTAAGCTCAGACTATATCTTCATCCTATATAACGATAATACTTATCTAAAAATCTAAACTGTTCATATCCTTTGTAAACCCAATCAAGAAATAACTTACTATCACGCTTGACCATCTCTATCTTCCAATATTTTCTATCAGGCTTCACAACTGTGTTTGTGCCTATAGTTTTATTTAGATAGTCTGACATACTTAATAAAAAGTCTTTATTAGTAATAGTTATTCTAAAAGTTTTTGTCAGTTTAATATTACCATCTCCATCTAGCAAACCTCTAAAGTACATTCTTGCACAGTCTTCATCATAAAAGCTATCAGGAAACTTGTTATGCACCTTACCTAAAGGAGATATTCCTGCTACCTTAAGAGCTTTTATTAAGTATCTAGATGTTATTGATAGATCATAACACTCTCTATAAAGTTTAATTTCACCAGTAAACTCAAAATAGTCTTTAAGGTTATTGAATACCTTATCACATCCTAGATTCTTACATCTAAGTGATACTCTAGGTACTCTCTTATCCATATAACCATCTGTGGCTATAAGACCTAAGAAGTAATTAAACACAGGTGAGGTAAAGTCTACCTTATCACTGTTAATGATGTATTTAATATTACCTCTTTTTAGGTTATACTTCTTAAGATAGTTTTCTATTGTACTGACACT